ATAAACTTTTCCCACTTTTCGCCCGATGCTTCACGAGTTTTTGGATGCCAACGAAATTCATACAGGCGAAAGCCTGATTGGTAATGACCTAAGTGTAGTAAATCTAAGCCTTTTTTATACTGGGCGTATGGTGTCATAAGCTTCTCGCAAAATTTTGATGAAATTTATTACGAGCTTCCAAAGCAACCAATTCAGCTAATTCCAAATCTTTATAACAACCCTTAAATACTAATTTTTTATTTGCTTTAACTTGCACCACCCACAAATTTCTTGATTTATCAAAACAAACATTTTTAATATTGGTTTTGTTGTTGTTGTTAATTTTTCTATTCATTCCATTTTGACTAATATTCACGGGTCGCAAATTATTTATAGAATTATTTAATGAATTACCGTCAATATGGTCGATAAATTCAGGCAAATAACCATGATGTATTAAAAAAATGATGCGATGGGCATATCTGTATTTGCCTTGAAAATAAACACGCTTATAACCCTTAGTGTTTACATTTCCAACAAGCTTTCCGTCTTTTTTGCGGTATAAGTCGTTGTTTTTATAAACAAAAAAATTTTCTAGTTCTGATTTAATCATTAAACAAGCAACAAAATAGCGGTTTCGTCATCCAACTCAGCAGCACGCTGGGCTTCAAGAATCGCTAACTGTGCCTGAATATAGGCTTGTTGCTTTCTCAGTTCTACCGCCCTAGCTAACTTACTGCGTTGGTTCTCAAGGTAGGCGATAGACTGCTCTAGTTCTGTAGTATCGACTGACGGTATATCAGCCTTAACCTCTTGAATAGATTGTAGTTTATTTTGTTTTTGTTTTGCAACAATTTTTGGTGGGTCAACCAAGTCACGGAGTTGTTGCTTTCTCCGTTTCTTAGCTTCTTGTTGTGCCTTATAAAGGGCTAATTGTTTTTCCCGAATCTTGCGGTCTAGGTTTCTAGCCCTACGGATTTCTTCAGGCGTAAATCCGTCATGGGTATCCATCGTTGAGGGCGGTTCAGGCCCTAATTCACCCACTAACAAGGCTACATCGTTACCGTCAGTCGTCAAAATTACGCCATCTACGGCTATTTCACCCGTCAAACTAGCGGTATCTGTGCCATCTGTAGCACTTAGTACGCCATTTACGGCTACTGCGCCTGTAAATTGGTCAGTATCAGGGTTATCGGTGGTATCTAATACCCCATCAACCCTGTTTTCACCGCTTAAAAGGGCATAATCCGTGCCATCGGTGGTAGAAATAACGCCTTCAACGAGAACTTGACCCGATAAATTAGCGGTGTCATTGTTATCCGTTGCATACAGAATACCCGTAATAACGGGTAAGCTAATGTCCGATATTGCCTGTTCGGAAAAGGCGTTAAATCCAAGCATTACTGTACCGTTTCAGGTTTTTTAGTTAATGCTTCTTTCAATAAATTAACAAATGCTTGCTGACCAATGCGTAACTGGTCAAGATTGAACTGCGAACTGTTGATTTTGCGAGCCAAATCCTCAATATGATTGACCAAGTTTTGTTGTTCTTGGGTCATATCCTCATAAAAATACTCAACTTCATCGACTTTAATGGGGGTCTTTTTTTCGTTTCCCATTTTCACTCCTTCAGGTTGTTAAAAAACTATTTGCTGGCGGCTTCTAGCGGTGCTAAATCTTCCGTAGTCCAAAAGTCTTTAGCCAGCATAATCTTGAGATGCTCTTTGTTCCGAGCAACAGTATCAGCCCACTCATCATCAGCCATATCTTCGGGCTTACCAGCATTGATGAGGTTTACTGAATCCATTGCGGCTGAATAATGGCGAGCAATTTCTTCTGCGGTAATTTCTTGAATATCAGTCATATCTACTCCTATTTGTTAAGTTGTGCTTTTAGTGAATCCACTTCTGCTTTAAGTTCTTGGATTGCGGCTGTTAAGGTAGCTACTAAGAATGATGTATCAACACCTTGATATTTAGGTTTTCCGTCTGCATCAACAGCGTCTTTTTCGCCAGTTACACAATCAGGCACAACAGCTTGTAGTTCATGGGCAATAAATCCTTGACCATTTGAACCATCCGATTTCCACTTATAAGTAACTGGTTTTAGCTGAGATACCTTAGCTAAAGCACCTGTCATTGGTACAACATTTTCTTTTAAACGATAATCTGATGTTGTATTGTATGCAACAGCAGTCGTTCCGTTTTGAGTAATTGTTCCAATACTTCCACCGTTGTATAAAAATACAGCATAAGCATTTCCTGTTCCAACGCCTGACGCATGACCAATAGAAGCATAAGTATCTGTTCCTGCTTTTACGAACATTCCCTGAGTGTTAGTTGCACTAGCTTGAGTTGTATCGACATAAAAGTTTCCATTATTATCAAAAATACCTCTAGGATTCCCATCCCCATCACTCATCACAATATAGTTACTTGATGTGCGGATATCCAAACTGTTTTGATTGCCTGAATAGCCACCAATGATGGTGTTTTTAGAGCCTGTGGTCATTAAATACCCAGCAGCAGTGGAAACACCACGACCTACATAAGTATTATAATTTCCAGTTGTATTATTTAAACCAGCACTAGAACCCACAAAACAATTTTCTGTGCCAGTTGTAGAATTTCCAGCTTGATAGCCAACAAATACACTCTGTGCTCCAGTTGTAACACTATACCCAGCCTGATAGCCTATTGCAGTATTATAAGATGCGGTGGTGTTTGCTTGTAAAGCACCAGTCCCTACTCCAACATTGTATGAACCAGTAGTATTCGATTGTAATGCACCATATACACCTGATGAATTGTCATATCCACCTAGAGCAGTATTGTTTGTTCCTGTGGTATTTGATTTAAGGGCAAAAGCACCAAAAGCAGTTCCTGTTCCAGTTGTGTTTGTGTATTGAGCCTGATAGCCTACTGCGGTGTTATAAGATGCGGTGGTGTTGGAAGCTAAAGAATCTCTACCTACTGCTACATTATTTGCACCAGTTGTATTTGAAGTTAATGCTATGTTACCTATTGCAGTATTGTAATTACCAGTAGTGTTTGCTTTTAAGGCTTGATAGCCAACACCAACAATTTCACCAGTTGTATTAAAGTATCCAGCCTCAGTTCCTACACCGATACTATAACTTCCTGTTGTATTGGATAATAAAGCAGTATAGCCAACAGCTACATTGTATCCACCGCTAGTATTTTGATTTAATGCTTGCCGACCAATGGCGGAATTACCAGTTCCAGTAGTGTTTAACTGCAAGGAAACTCTACCAACAGCAGTATTGTGCGAGCCTGATGTCAAACTTGTTAATGCACTTGCACCAACAGCAGTATTTTCTGTTCCTGTAGCCGATGCCGCAATAGCACTTAAACCAAGTGCAGTATTACTAGCTACAGCACCACCACCCTTACCAACAGTAAGACCTGAGATAGAGGCATCATTCGCCATTGTTACTGTAGTGCCATTAAAGGTAAAGTTAGCGGAATCTGCTAATAAACCGCCTGTGCTTGCGTATGTAACCCGACCGCTTGTCAGTCCTGAATTAGTCAAGGATGTGCAAGTCAGCGCACCGAATGTTCCGCTTGCGCCAGCACCTAACAGTTGAATTGGGGTTGTGGCAGCATTGCCAACCCATACCTTTTTATCGGTAATATTGATAGCGACTTCACCCTGAACTAATGAACTGGGTGCGTTTGTAGTCGTTACGCTGTTTTTTAGCTTAATTGTCGTTGCCATACTTGCTTCCTTTAGAATGAGCCACCGTCAAGTGTTCCTGTTATTTTACTTCCATCTAGGCTAGTTATCCAAGACGGGTCTGCATAACTACCTGTTGTATATACCCCATTTGTTACCGTTGTGGCATTTCCCGTAATATCCACATTTATGGTTGCGGGTAGGCTTAAAGTAATCGAGCCTGTGCTTGCCGATACATCAATTTCGTTGGCTGTGCCTGTTAATTGGGTCACCCCAGAGTTAGCAATCGTAAAGTTGGGGTATGTTCCTGTAATCGTTATTGCCGTGCCAGCCGTTAAAGATACCGTTTGGTCGGGGGCAGAGTTCGTTACCGTAACGACATCATTGCCTTGAGTAACTGACATTCCTGTGCCAGCCGTTACCCTTGTTTGGAATGAAATACGAATAGTAAGGATGCCTGAACCGCCAGAACCAGCTTTAGCGACTGCGGCAGCGATAACGATTGGGCCACTAGCAGGGAAAGTCTTTGTAAACCCGCCTGTTACGGCAGAATTGTAATAAAGAATATCCCCATCTAAAAAGGCAGAAGTATCTACCCCTTTTAATGTTCCTGTGTTTTGCACCAATCCAAAGCCGTTTAAAGCGATGTTTTCGGCAGCCACACCAATAATGGCTTCAGCGTAAGGAATGGCAGTAGCGGGGGCGGCAGTTAGTACGCCACTTGACCCGACTGCGCCAGTAAACATACATAACTGACCTTTGGTAATAGCAGAACTGGCTTTGACATAAAAGAATGTATCCTCACCAATGTGTTGGATTACATTGCCGCCAATCATCCCTAATCCAAGCGTGTCGTTGCCGTTCCATCCAATCTGCCCAGCCGTCAAAGTTGTGGCATAAGTGGTGTCAAACGCAATGGTATCAACCGTGGAAATAGCCCCCGATAAGCCTGAAATATTGACAATAGGCTCAGATATTGAGCCACTAGCATCGGTATAAACAGCCTTGCCTGCGGGGTAATCGCACCAAATGGTCTTTTGCCCTGCACTAAATGTAACTACACTACCGCTATTGCTAGAAGCTAGGATGGTGTCACGAGATAAGGTTGAGGGTGCGGTATAAGTACCAATACCCACTTCCCATTCAGAGCCACCGTCTAAGTAAATAGCGTAATAAGTGGTGTTGCCGTTACCAATTTGACCAAACGAATCATAGCCCGTAACTGCCCCCGCAAGGCTAAACGAGCCTGTGCCAGTCGTGGTCGTAGTTTCTTTGACCCTATCCTTGAGGACTAAAGCCATAATTTATCCTTACTGGTTTGCTCTGATAATCGTACCTGCAGAAATGCTGACAACCTGACCTGTAGCAATACTTGTATTGTTTAGCACCAAGTCGGCATCGCTTGTAGCTACCGAGCCATCCATGACTACGGTTGTGCCATCGGATTGGGTAATACGGAAGAATGACGCTGTGCCAGTAGCTACTGCCGTGCCGTTGGTTACAGTTGATAAGGTAATCGTACCGTTGCTATCAGTACCAAATGAGCCTGTTACTGTAAGGGTAACCAGTAGGGTTTGCCCTGATATGGCAGTATTGGCGTTAGCGGGTTGGCTACCTGAATAAATGTTAATTAACGCACCTGACCCAGCGTAGGTAATTAAACCAACCTGTTGGGCGTTACGAGTACCGTTGGAATATTTAAGGTTTGATGGCATTATTGCACTCCTATGATTTTGCCGTTCTCATCACGAACAACTTGTTTGGGTTGGTTAAGTCTTTCAATTAAAGCACCTAAAGTAGCCGTCATTTCTTGGTTACCTTGGGCAATAGCGTTGGCTATGGGGGCTAACGGATGTTCTTGAGCCTTTAGCATATCCTCATCCATGGTGTATTCCTCGGCAATTCCTTCACCACTATCTACACCAGCACTAATACGAGCCGTTTCAATCTTAGCCCCATTGTTAATGTAAGCCAATAGAAGTTGGGTATTGCGCTCAGTCATCATCTTCATTTGAGCCAGTTTCATCTCCATCTCACGGTCTTGAGCGTTACGCTGTTCTTCCAGTTGGAATTTAAGCTGATTCTCCTGTGCCTGATACTCCTGTTTAGCCTTTTCCAATTCCATCTCGGCAGCCATTTCCTGCTGTTTGAGTTGGGCAGCCATCTGAAGCTCTTGCATCTTGGCTTGGGTTTGAGCCTGAATCTTTTGCACTTCAGGTGGTGGTTCTTTGGGCTGGCCCGCCAACGCTTTAGCTTGATTTCTAAATTGGTCGGCAGTTTCATCAATAAGCCCTTCCATACCTTTTCCAGCCTTAAATGCGGTTACGCCAAACTTGAGCATTTCCATGAGCAACGGAGTTAATTCAGGTGCTTGGGTGGCTACTGGTAAGGCTTGGTTCATAAACTGACTAACTGCGGTCAAGAACTCGACACGGTCAGCCTTTTCTTGTTGCTCGTCTTGGTAAATCATGGAATCGCTAGTCACCTCGATACGGAAGTTCTTAGCGGGTTCATCTTTAAGCAACATCAATGCTTGTGGCACTAACTGTTGGTCTTGTGGGCTTAACTGCATTGCACCACTAATTTTCACGATAGTATCTTCCGTGAAATGCTTGCAGATAATCTGCGCTTTGATTTTCAACAGTTCAGTAGCAAAATCCACGACTGCGTGTTGTAGGTATTTAAGCCTACCCGCAGCGTTATTGGACTTAATAATCTGTGCGCCAAGCGTTTCATTAGGGTCGGTCTGACCACGCTGAATGTCGGCAATACCCATAATCTCGTAGATTTGGCCCTTAACTTGCTCCATTGCCTGATAAGCCATTTGTAGGGCTTGGGCAAATGGGGCTAGGTCAACAAGGTCAATCGCCCCACGCATACCTTGTTTTTCGGCAAATGCTTGCCAGTTCTTGACAGGGATAAGAGTGTTGTTCTCGCCTTCAGAGAACAGTCGGGCTAGGCTAGATTCAGAAGCGTCATACACACCACGCACACGCAAGGCGTTTACCAATCCGTCAATACGGTCAGCCAATGTGTCAAGTTGCTTGGCTTGGTCTTGGTAAAGAACAAAGTCGGGCACAGGCTCAAGGTTATCTGTGGTCAGGGTGGCATACAAAGGTTTGGGGCATGGGAAAAAGCCTTCAAGCTGTAATGGGTCATCCTTTTCGTCAAGAATTTCGCCCATTGATTTGCTAATCCAAAAGACCTTGCCTTGTTCTTTATCCCAAATCTCGTAGATACAAGCTTGGTAATGCTCGGCAGTCATCTGCTTTGTAGCCCACTTGTCGTTCTCAGGCTTGGTATCTAGCTGGATACGACTACCAACTTCCTCGCCAAAGCGGTCAATCAGGGCTTGGCGGCTCATATAGACTTTACGCCATACGGCAGTTACTTCTTCCCAAGTACGAGCAACAGTATGACCAAAGTCACGCCAATGCACATAATCAACAGGGGCGCACTCATATTCAATGCGTTCTTCCGATTCCAATAGTTCAGCGTCTTGCGTTTCGGCTTCATCGGCATCCTCTGTAATCTGTATTCCGTTGCCAACATCTTGACCAGCAATGCCTGAGTTTAGGTCATTTTGTTCGGCAACAATATGTGGCTCATACCGCACCCATGCCGTGCCACGCCCACCCAATAAGCGGTCAAGCACCGCATTATCCATAGCGGAGCGGTAGTCAGAATAGTGTTCAATCTCATACTCCAACGCCCGTTCAAGCATCATTGACGCTACACGCCCAATCGGGTCGTTGTCACGGAATCTACGGCTTACATCGGGGCGGGGAAGTCTTGCAAAGATAGCAGGCTTAATAACCTGAACATTTGACCAAAGGATATTAAAGCGAGCATTTGGGTTATTACGGGTACGGCTGTCATCACGGTAACGCTTAATAATACGGGGTACTCTTGCTTCCCATTCCCGAAATGCTTTGTCATACTGGGCGATGGTGTTGTACCAGTCCTGATAAGTCTTGTTTAGCGTATCGTTCATACTTAATACCTTTGGTAATTAGTTTTCGGTGTGCTGCGCCACAATTCCTCTAAGGTCGTTTCATTTGCCCCAACAGTAATGCCACGAATCGGTGCGTTTTGTCGTGCAATTTCCGATTCATCCTGCCAAGCAATAGAAAGCATCCTGAAAGCATCCGCACCATGTGAAGTCCAATCATGGCGGGGTTTATCCCTAAATACTTTCTTATCCTCATCGTACTCCCTTTGATACTGACGCAAACACTCTATCCCTTCTTGGCATTTCATGGCATCAAACCAAGTTCTTGCTAGTGCCATGCGTGTTGCCTGTATGCCGTCTTGAAGTGACAGATTTGGAACAATTTTAAACAAATTTCCGCTTTTTAGGGGCAATTTATCCATTAATTGTTCAATTATTGACCTTCCACCGCTTGCTAATGTTTTTGCACGAGCGTCATGCGGTAGCCAATGTGTGCCATATTCATAGGGTCGTTCTTTGATTTGGTTGGCGTAATACACAATCGGTTGCCCGTGGGCTTCGTGGTAATCCAATACCCGAATCTCGCCATGCACCACCTGAAACCACCAAATAGCCGTGGCATCGTTGTAGCCCAAATCCCATGCGGTATGGACTGGGAACATGGTGTCGCACTCTACTTTAGTAATGCGCCCAGCATCGGTCAGCAAACGCATCTCTGTGCCGTATATAGCACCCAGTATAGCAGCTTCAAATGAACACTCAAACTCTTGCTGATATTGGTCAATCGACATGGACTTTAGGGCATCATCCAATTCAGCCTGTGCGATTAGCTTAGTCTGACTAGCCCGTAAGACGGAACTAAACCACTCATCCCGATTCAGCGTTGCGTATTGGTAAATGTCGTAAAAGGTATTGTGGCCCTTTGGTGTACCGATAAAGGTAGCCCAGCCTTGCCTATCAGCCAATAGAGGTCGAATGACCTCGCCCCATATCTTTGGCTTCATGTCGGCATATTCGTCAAGAACTACACCATCTAGGTATAAACCCCTAAGTGCGTCAGGATTGTCTGCACCAAACAAACGAATTCTAGCCCCGTTGAATAGCTCGACCCACAGTTCAGAGATATTGTGCTTGACCCTAGCAGGCTCACTAAACTGCATAAGGTAATCAAAAGCAATAGACTTAGCTTGGGCATAGTACGGGGCAATATACGCATATCGGGCATTTTCCTTTTCTTCGGTCATAGCTCGCCAAAGAATGTCATTAATACAGGCTACGGTCTTGCCTGCCCTTCGGTGAGCAATAATCACAGCCCAGCGTTGAGTTCTGTCGTGGAATGGCTCAAATACGCTTCTAGGGGTGTATAGCTCTATCGGTACATCAATGTAGTCGGCTACTTCTTCCATGTAACCACATAGCGAATGGGTTTGTCCTCACTACCAGTATGCTCAGTACGGGCTAATTTAGGTACATGGTATTCAGCCACTTGCATAAAGCAGTCAAATGCGTGTTTAGGGCCGTATTTAGGGTCATCAGCAATGGCTTCTAGCCACTCTTGTAACTTATGGCTATTACCATCAACAAACCGTGCAATAGCTTCTCTAGCCAATGCGGTGCTTTTATTGGGGCTTCCTGCTGGTCTGCCTGCCCCTTTAGGATTATTTTTTAATTGTTTATTAACCATACTACCTCAAGTGATTGATTTAGTTAGGGTAATTCTACAATTCAATCAGCTTCTGTGCAATAGCCTAATTTACAAGCCAACATCCACATTTGATATTCAAATTGTTCAAGTCTTTTACTAGCTAATGGCAAGTTTGTAAGGTCTTGACAATAAATGTATTTATCCATTGTTTGTGAATATTGTTTGGCGTTTTCAGCCGTCAAAAACTGATTTGTTTCCATGATTCCCCCTGTGAAAATTTAGTCTATATAACCAAACTTCTTTGCATTTTGTATGGACTTCTCATCCATAGACATAGGTATTTTCCCTAATCCCATATCTCTTAATACTGCATATCGGTGTCTGCCATCTCCAAACACAATAGTTCCATTGTCTTTAACAACAGCGTTACTGGCGTTCATTGGTTTGCCAGTTTCAAGATATTTTTGCACACCAGCAATTCTTTCAGGTTTTCCACCTTCGGCATTTTTACCAATGTATTGCCAATCAGTTTGTTTAAATGCTTCGTCAAATGTGGCGGGATTTACATTGACTAGCTTGTTGCCTTCTTTGGCTTCTATTTTGTGAATTGTTACAGGGATGGTTTTGTCGTTAATTTGTATAGTTGGCAGATTTTCGTCTAATTTTTGTTTTAACAATTCTTTTCTTGTTAAATTTGTACTACCCATTAAATTAGGTACTTGAGCCATTTGGCGTTCAAATGCGGCTCTATCGCCTACTTGTATGCCTTGGTCACCCATTGTTAAAGCAGCGTCTATATCTGCTCGTTGTTGGGCTAAATTTTGGGCGGCATTGGGAATGATGTTACGAATGTAATTGCTCATGGTCTGAGCCGTGGTTGTGCGTGGGCCTACCACCTGACCTTGGGGTGTTACATATCCAGCTTGGCGTAGAACTTCAGCCAATGTAGCCATTTACGCCATATCCTTTGCAAACTTATTAAAGTGCTTCATTAATGCGGCTTTACGCTTCTCACGCTTATCTTGGTTCTTTTCTAGCGAGGTTTGTTTGTGCGGTTGCAACAAAGAATTCTCAGGTTTAATCTTTTCTTTTTTAAACATTACATATCCTTCATAGCGTCAGAAATTACTTGTCTGCGGGGCTTTTTAGCAGTTTTAGCGGCATCTTTAAAGTCTTGGGCGGTTGGGCGGCCTTCTTCGCCAGCTTTTTTCATTTTTTCGCCTGAACCAGCCTTAATCCTAGCTCGTTTTTTATGAATATTCTCGTAAAGGCTCATGCTTTTTCCTCAATGTATTTGGCGTAAGCATCTTCAAGTTTGGCTTTGCGTGCGCCTTTGGCGTATTTACGCTCGGTTGAAAGGGCAATAGCCACGGCTTGCTTTTTAGGTTTGCCAGCTTTCATCTCTTTTTTGATGTTTTTGCCTACGGCTTCTTTGCTACCTGATTTAATTAGGGGCATAAAAACTCCTGTAGTTACCCAATTATATTAGGTTTTTTGCAAAATCCACACACTCCAATAAGGGTAAGCGTTAAAAAAGTTCTCGTCTTTGTCGGCTGTTGGTTTGTATTTAGACCTAACAAATTTGTTATACGCTTCTACATCAAACATAAAGCCGTGCTTGTGAAATAACTCGTACCAATAACGAATCGGCTGAATGTTCACATGGGTCGGGTCACCCATATACATTTCTTTGGTTTCGCCATCCTTGACTGCGTCTAAGCATATGAAAAATCTACCGTTTTTCTTTAAAATTCTTGAAAATTCATGCAAAATGGCATCCATTTGGTCTTGCGGAATATGCTCCAACACCTGTGCGGTATGCACTAAATCCACGCTTTCAGTCAATGCGGGGGTGTCAGCGATTGAGCCACAAACAAGCTCATTGGCGTAATACCCAAAATGGGTACGACCTAACCCAATCATGGATTCATTCAAATCTACCCCTAAAACCCGCATATTTAGCTTATGAAAGCCTTTTAGGATTGAGCCACACGCACACCCAGCATCAACCACAAAGCCGTCACGGGGCGTTTTACAGGCTTCTGTGACCATTTTGGCATATTCCTCTTGCCAGTAGCCATGCCCAAGGTAATCAAGACCAGCATCTTTATGCTCGTCATAGTAGTCTTGGTTGTATTCGGTGACTTTAAGATTGTTCAACAACACGAACTAATCCAATCGCTCGTAGCGCAGCTTCGGGTGAATCAACACGGCTAAGTGGCCCACCCTTCCAGTTTGCGATGAACTTAAGTTGGTCTTTGGTGAACTTGGCTTTTGCGTCACGCTTGACTTCCATCAAGATTGTTTCACCGTTGTAGCACACCATCAAATCAGGGATTCCACGCCCAACCATCGACAAAATGTATACATCTGCCCCCGCTTTTCTAAGGGTTTCTACTATTTCTGTTTGGTTTACATCAACCTTACGAGCGTATGGCATTGATTATTAACAAATTTCGGTTAAGATAAGCTAACTTTATCACGAATCAGGTCTTGTATGACTATAAAAGTATCCGATGAAGAATTTATAGCACTCTGGAAACAACACGAATCAGTCGCAGCTATCGCCAAAATTACAGGAATTGCGTACCGTGCGGTGCTTAAAAGACGAGCAAGTATTGAGAAAAAATACGACACAATTCTTAAAGCGGTGGACAACCGTGGTCGCCCCGATATTTATATTCCAGATGAACAAACCCAATGCAACATTAATTTAGATAACGGGGTCATCATTGTAGGTTCTGACTGTCATTACAACCCCAAATACATCACCACCGCCCACCGTGCATTTGTGCAATGCGTCAAATATTTAAAACCCAAGTTTGTAATCTTAAATGGCGATTTGTTTGACTTTGCCACCATTTCAGCCCATCACCGTATTGGTTGGCAACATCACCCCACCGTTAAAGAAGAATTGGAAGAAACGCAAGAAAGGCTGGCAGATATTGAAGCCGTGCGCCCTGCTGGGTGCAAACTACTAATAACCATTGGTAACCATGACCTACGCTTTTCTGGCAAATTATCGAATGTTTTACCTCAGTACGAGGGTATTAAAGGCTTTGACATAGCCGACCACACGCCCTTATGGAAGTGGTATTGGAGTGTTATGGTCAATGGTAACTGCATGATTAAGCACCGTTGGCATAATGGCATCCATGCCGTTTACAACAACATCCTAAAGTCTGGTACTTCATTTGTTTCGGGGCATTTACATAGCCTTAAAGTAACCCCGTGGACTGATTATACGGGTACACGGTATGGAGTAGATACAGGCACGATGGCTTGCGTTAAAGACCAGCAGTTCATTTATGCGGAAAATAACCCCCTTAACTGGCGGTCAGGTTTTGCTGTGCTAACCTTTAATAACGGTAGGCTTATGCCACCTGAACTAGCAGAAGTTGTTGATGAGGATAAAGGCTTGTACTACTTCCGTGGGCAAGTTATGAAAGTATGAAGCTAACCCCCAAGATTATTGAGAATATATACGCAATGCTTTACTGCGTAGAGCCGTTCTCATCTTGGGAGTTACCGTTACCTGAAGAAGTCAAATTTATTGTGGACTGCGACCCCGATGTAATGGGTACTTACTTATATGACGATGGCGAAAGCCACGCCCATACGATTACTATTTCATCGGCTCGGTGTGGTCATTTAGATACAGTAATTCGAACTATGGCCCATGAGATGATTCATGCGTCTAGGTGGAATACCGTTACTCATGCGTGGACTAAACACGATAAAACCTTTCGTAACCGTGCCAAAGCGGTGGCTAACGAGTTGGGGTTTGACCCTTTAGAACTATAACAAACGCTATAAATGGTGATAGCACCACAAACATTCCAAATAATAACGCCCAATCATTCATTAGCAATCCTATTTTTTGCAATCTCAAAATATGATTTGTCTTTTTCTATTCCAATAAAGTTTCTGTTCAAATTCTTACAGGCTACACCAGTTGTTCCGCTACCCATACAGTTATCTAATACTGTATCACCTTCATTTGTATAATTTTTTACAAGATATTCAAGCAAATCTAAAGGTTTTTGTGTTGGGTGAACTTTACCTTTTTGCTGTGCATTTGAAATTTCAATAATACTTTTTGGAAAATATTTGTTATATAAAACTTTTTTTGTTTCATTATAGTTTCCGTAACAGCCATTATTGGCATATTTTTTACCACCTTTTGTTCTTGTTTTACCAATTGTCATTTGTGGATTGTATATACCAAAAGAAGCATAAAACACCAAAACACTTTCATGGTTCATTAATGGCATTCTATTGGCATTTAAAAAATTGCTTGGCTTTTTTTTGTTCCAAATCCATTCATATTTAAACCATTTGGGATTGCTCATTACTAAAGCGCTAGTAAATGGTTGTGCAGAATTAAGGACTATTGCACCATTGTCTTTAATAATGCGTTTGTAAGCATCCCAAAGCGGTTCAAAAGGTATTACGCTATCCCACTTACAGGCTGTAGTGCCGTAAGGCAAATCACAAATAATGGCATCTATTGATTTATCAGGTATAGTTTGCATTACCTCTAAACAATCGCCTAAATACAAATCACTCATCTATAGCGAGCAACCTCTCCGTGTAGGTAAGCAAATCTTCTTGAGTAAGATTGTATCTACGCTCAAATCCTTTAGCCCCAAGTCCGTGAACACCTGTATTCCCTCGATGATGTTCGGGGCATAGCGGTATGACTTCTGCGTTTTCTCGCAACCCACCAAATCGTCTAATGTGATGGATTTCTGCGGGGGTGTCTTTAAATCCAAATTGTCGGCATAAGATACAGCCAAGTCGGGCAACTTTGTCATAATGTTTTTTGGTTTGCGTATTCATACCACATTACATAAAAGGCTTTAAATTCCTCAACTCCTTGACCCAATTTTACACATGAGCCAAAAGGCGGTACTTGCCAAAATTCCTCGATGACCATTTCATTATCGGTATTGCCTTGCACAATGACCACCGTAAAATTATGCGTTTTGGCAAAGGCTTGTAGTAATCTGCGTTGCCCATCACTAACTTTTTCGTTGGGCCGTTTCCATTCCATCACCAAAAACTTGCCGTTGCGCTCGGCTATTCCGTCAATATTGCTAGGGCAAAAGGCAGGATTTGTAGGAATTAAACCTTTAAACGCACCGTAGTCAATGTGCGTAGCAAAGGCGTTCCTCATTATCTTATTGAATGTTTGCATCGTTTTGCAGTACATCCTCAAGTTCTTGGGCTAAGTCGGTTACATCACAGCTAATTAGGTAAGCCTGTGTGTGGTCTTGCTTTAGCTTGGCGTTGTGTAGCTTTTTAATCATGCGGTTCAGGTCTAAAAATACTTCGGCAAATTCTCTCATTTTATTTTCCATTGTTAGCAAATTGACCATGATACTTATAACGCATAGCTTCAGCCACAAAAGTAGCGTAATCAATATCCTTGTAACAGCCAAAATACTTTCTTTTGCCGTTTACTTGTATTCTTACAGTCCACCTTTGCAATCTTTTATTCCATTCAACACCTTTAACGCCTGTTGTATTGTGTGAATACATTTTTGAATTCATTGTGTTTTGTGAAATTGTGGCTTCACGCAAATTTTTAATGTCGTTGTTTAATGGGTTGCCGTCAATATGGTCAATTAATTTAGGCCAAACATTGTGAAACATGGCATAAATAATTCTGTGGTTTTTGTACGAAACATCATTAACTTTAGTTTGCAAATAACCTTTGCCGTCTATGCAACCTGCGGGTTTTCCTTTTAATTTGTTCGCAACTCTATCGACTTTCCAATACAAAATGCCGTTTTTGTATTCAAAAAATTTGTGTAAATCTTGGGGTAAAATTTGCTCAGCCATAGCAATACCTTTTATATTGTGGTGGTTAGAAGCCCCATTGGTTTGTCAGAACCTTTGGGGTTTTGTTTATTTTACCATTTTATCTATGTTGCGATTAGACGCTTGCTCTGTTCGCCAAATATCTACCCGCATCTTGGCAGCTTCTAATTGCCAGCGCAATGCTTCTTTTTGTTCTACCGCTACGCCTATGGCTTTGCAAAGGTCTTGGTAGTCTTGGCTACGGTAGGCTTCTCGCTCCTGTGCGCCTAACGATTGTTCCTCAGTTTGTGACATTTTTATAGCTTTTAGGCTATGCCGAAAGTTCTCAAGCTGGGCCAGTTCACCTGACGCTTTAGCGTATTGCGGTGCGGTTTTAAATATAAAGTCTATTGCTTCGTGTGGGTCATATTCTTTCATCTAATCTTCCTTTAAGTACATTCCATGCTGTTCTTGCCACTTCTGAAACTTGTCCATTTCCAATGGATTTAAGTCTGTCCATCCCAGCGGCCACCCCATTAGCCACTCTACCCACATCGGGTTCAATTTCCCACCAGCTTGTGTGCTTAATGCTGTTCCACCCTGTGCGTATTTTTTCTTTCTGTGGCTTGTATCGCTGGCTACTGGAGTACTCCAAATTTTCATCGAATCCCTGACCGCCTGATTGATTGTGTATTGAGCTGGTTGTCCGCTCGGTCTTACTGGTAGCCAAGTTTCTTGTGTTCCCCTGTTCCCACAATTTGCATCGGGTGTGGGCCACAACCCAGATTCTTTCTCTAAGATGGTTTGCTCCCACATCGGCTGCTGAAATAACTCCCCATTCCGCATCGTACCCCAGCGCGGAAAGGTCTCCGAGTACTGTTCCCAATCCCCTAGAAGTGAGCATTGGACTGTTTTCCACAAAGACATATCGGGGTCGTACCTCGCTAATAATCCTTGCCATCTCTTTCCACATTCCTGACCGTTCTCCGTCAATGCCTGCTCCTTTTCCTGCGGCAGAAATGTCTTGGCATGGAAACCCGCCCGATACAACATCAACAATTCCTCGCCACGGTTTTCCGTCAAAGGTTTGAACATCATCCCAAATCGGGAAAGGCGGGAGTATTCCGTCATTTTGTCGGGCAAGCAATACGCTTGCTGGGTATGCTTCCCATTCAACTGCACAGACGGTTCGCCATCCGAGCAAATGTCCTCCAAGTATTCCCCCACCAGCGCCTGCGAAAAGAGCCAACTCATTCAATCCATTCCCCCTTATTACCTTTGTTACCTTTTTTCCATTGGTCAGCAAAGTCTTTTAGTGAATTACTATCAAGTTTGTATTTTGATAGATATTCTCTAAACTTTGCTAACCCCCATTCTGCACGCCATTTACACAACTGCCTAACACCGCAGCGATGTTTATGTTCTTGCTCATTCAAGTTCCATTCCTAACTTCACCATACACTTGCGTTTTAATGATTCGTAAGTATCGTAGCCATTTCCTAAAATGCCAAGTTCTTTTGCTTTCGCTTCAATGCCTTGTTGACTAAACATCCATGACCTATCCACTTTTTCTTTGGCGGGGGTCATATCTAAAGTGTCAGTCCAACGCTCCCCATTAATCCAGCTTGCGGGGTAAGGCACAAAATCTATGTGGGTTCGTTTAACTTCCCAGTATTTAATGTGGTTTGGCAAGGCTTCCATAGCTTCTCGCTTTTCAAGCTCGGTGAGCTTACGCCAAGCCAATTCAGCTTTTTTCTTAGCCACTTTCTTAGGCCAAACTTCCCAAAATTTCTCAAATTCCACACTAAATCCCCCATTTAGTTAAGTTGTTAAAAACATACAAATAAAGCCCTACAAAATACATCAATACCGCAGCAAATTCTACTAAAAACAACGCCCAATCATCTTGCTTCCAACCCGCTATGGCCCACATTACGCTACCAACAAAGCCAAAAATGATGTTGGCAGGGTATTCGTTAATACTGGTTAGTCCAATACCAATCAAACACAAAAATGTACCAGTCCATTTAAAAAGGCGCATCGGGCAAATCCAATTTAAGTTTGTCGGCTTTTACAAACTGGTAAGTCCAGTCCGTGTAAGTCTGTATTAAATGCTCGGCTTCGTGTTTAGTCTTAACAGTACGCATTAATTCACCATGCTCGTCATAAATTTTGTAGTGATTCATTTCTCACTCGCTTTCTTTAATAAAGCTCTGGCAAACGACAAGGTGTCTGCCCAGTTGTCGGTTGTTTTTGGATTGGTGTCTTGTCTTAAAATGATTATTTCCTCATCACTTAACTCTTTTATTTGAGGTGAAGTGTAAAGTGGTTTATATGTATGACCTTTTGGCAAATCTGTTGGCTCTATATACCAAACTTCCCATTCTTCATCTTGTATATATTCCATCCAAGCTACTGGTTTAGATACTTTCTCTAGCTCCGCTATGCGGTCTGCTTGTTGGCGAAGCATAACAATGGATTTTTCTAATGCTGGAAAACTACCATCAAAGTCATCGTAATATTCTTGAAGAATATCTGCTAATTCGTATGCGTTCATAAATACTCCACCCTAGCGGTCATTGAATCAATTCGCATTTGTAGCTCACGGATTTTTAGGCTTTGTTCTTTAAGCAACTCAGCCGACTGAAACATAATCTCAAATTCTTCCAATCCAACTTTAATTTCAGATTTGGCGCAAAGTGTTTCTAACATATCAGCTAGTTCGTAGGCTCGGCTCATTGCAATACTCGTGGTGATGGTGGGGATGGGGGTGACATAGGCACAGTATAAGACGGTGTGCCAACTGCCCATCCTTGCGGTGTGACGATTTGATTGGGATAAACCGTAATGCTTTGGGTTACAAACCCACGGTTGTCAACTATTTGACCCGAATTACTTTGTATTTGTACAGTTTGTGAAACATAACCCCGTGGGTCAGTAATTACATAAGTTTGGGCAAAAATTGGTGTAGCTACAAAAATTGCTAAAGCTGCTAAATATTTCATAATTCCCCCTGTGTTAATACTGTAATCGTAATGCGTTATCAAATAAAGTTTATTAGGACTTACCCTAACTAAGCATTATGTTTGTGATTGTGTAACTTTATGTGTAATGACTCATAAGTATTACATTAAGTCAGTTTATGTAACATTTAAGTTATATTTTGGTATAACCCGTGGTTTTAGTATTCGGGTCGGTTTGTGAGGATTGAAGGCGTAATACTCCTATCCGTAGATAGGATGAATTATTCGAGTTCGGATGTTTCGGACTTCGGTATAACTAAATGATGGGTACTTTTGCTTGTTCAGGTCTGCCGTTACCAAGACTACCCAGTTCCCCTTGTCTTTCGACAACAGGACAGTTCCATAATTTTTGCTCATTTAGCAACAAAAACATGGGGCTAATGCCGTTTCGCTTCTGAAGGATTACAGCCTTTACCGTTGCAACACGCTTGAGAACGGGCTAGGTCAAGCCCTAAATGAAAAAGCTCTATTCAACTGGGCTGGGGCGTGGAAGGATTGACAAGTTTACGACTAAATTGTGTCATTCCAGCCCATGTGAATAGAGCCTTAACTTATCAAGTTTCCACGCCTGACAAGCAAAGTATAACCTAAATTTTGCGCTCTGCAAGTTCGGGCCAAATTAAATGCCAAGATTGCGGAAACATATCCTTGCGGGTAACTAGCCCATGCGATTCCTTTTCAATCTGGGCTGCGAGTTCCATCAGCTTACTTGCAGGTAATCCCTCGTTTTGCCAGCGATGCACGGCTTGAGTGGTTACCTTGAATCTGCGGGCGATTTTGGCTGGGCCACCGCATAAATGAATCATTTGTTTGGGTGTAAGTTTGAAGTCCATAAAAGTATTTTTATTGGTTAAGTTGATATTTTAACAAAAAATATTGCACATGGGTAAAAAAAGGTTTATAGTAAAGTTACCTGACTACTCAGGTTAACTTATGGAGAAACTTATGGATGATAGACAAATGATGGATGCTCAATCTGAACTTGAATATGAACTAACCGTGATTTTTGAGGACTTAGAACAGGGCAATATGCTAACCGCTTCACAAATAGACACGCTTCGCTATGCAAGTGGATTCCCTAAAAAGACTAGGGTTATCCCTGTGTTGGGTGAAGTATTTAATGACTTTGGAAATATTTTTGGGGGAAAGAAATGATAGTTACAGGAAGCGCACCCGTGAAAGAATTTAAGATTGCACCAACTGGGTCACATTTGGCTCGTTTGTACCGCATTATTGACCTCGGTACGCAAAAGTCCGAGTACATGGGCAAAGTCAATATGTTGCGTAAGGTCAAGTTTTTTTGGGAATTGCACGGTGATGACCTAAAAACCGATGAAGGCAAGCCCTTAATCCAAACCCGCAATTACACGCTATCGCTAGGCGAAAAGGCTTCGTTACGGAAGGACTTGGAATCTTGGCGTGGCAAATCATTTACCGATGATGAGTTGCGGGGCTTTGACCTAACAAATTTGTTAGACAAATGGTGCATGATTACCGTTCAGCATAGAGAATCCAACGGCAAGACCTATGCAGATGCGGTAGCTGTAACGCCCGTACCAGCCGTAGTTGCTAAAGCTGGGTT